GATAAACGGCACTCCACTAGACGGCATCTGCACCTGCGGATATGGCTGGGAGTGCGTGAGGCATGACGATTGGGACAAGATGTTCTCTGCGGAATGGCTAGAAGCAAACAAGTCGCCGAACGACCAAGCTGAGCGACTGACATGAGCGCCGACACCAACGCCACGATTGCAACCGAGCCGCCGCCCGGCGCTCATGGCTGTTCGCTCCAGCGCATGGTTAGGCTGCGTCTCACTCCAATCTCTCTCGACGAAGCAAACGCCTACGTGTCCGAACACCATCGGCATCACGATCCGGTGACGGGGCACAAATACAGCATCGCCATCGCTGACGAGGCAAACAATGTGCGGGGCGTCTGCATCGTCGGCAGGCCGGTGAGCCGGATGGCTGACAATGGCTGGACGCTCGAAGTGAACCGCTGCTGCACGGACGGCGTGGCGAACGGATGCTCCATGCTGTATCGCGCCGCGTGGCGAGCTGCAAAGGCGATGGGCTACACGCGACTGATAACCTACACGCTGCCGGAAGAAGGAGGCGGAAGTCTCAAAGGTGCGGGCTTCCGACTGGTCGGCGAGCGCGGCGGCGGGACGTGGAATCGGCGTGAACGTCCGCGAGTGGATACGCACCCGACGCAAACTAAATGGCTGTGGGAATTGCATGACGCCGCATAACGAGAAGTCCAGCAACGTGCCGCCGAAAACCTGAAAGGAATAAAATGCAAACCGGCTCTCAACAACCAGAAACGGTCGCCAAGCCAGAAGCGCAAGGCACGTTGGCTGCGACGCATGGTTATGTGCCATTACGTCTGCAAGCTCGAAACACTCCGGGTGCTGGCTGGGAAATCTACGCTGACATCCCAGAGCGAATCTCATGTGTCGAATACGCGATGAAACCGGGATGGAAGCCCGTGCTGCAAACGAACGCGATAATGGCGTATGCACCGTGGGTCGGCCCGTTCGCTCCCAAAGAATGGGAAGAAATGATTGGCAAGACACTGACGGAAATGGTGCGCCTCTGGAATGAGGCTCATGCACATAACGACTGAGCTATGGGACGCCGGACCAACAACGCCAAGATTGCAACGGAGACGCCCAACCGGCGTTCACATCAGCGAATTGTTGGAGCATCCGTCCAACGGCGTCCGCTCATAATCTCAATCGAATATCCACCAGGTGTCATTCCACCGTATCTGAGAACGAACACTGGGCGGACGCAATCTAGGAACGACCACCCCGCAAGTGGTGGCCGCGACATCTCGGAAGAAATGTCGGGTGCGTCCGCCCGGTGCTCCAACAAGCATATATCCGATTCCTGACAGATGCACGGTGACTGGAAATGCCCGTTTAGCAGGAGGTTGCAGCGTAAAGCCGCGGAGCGCGGGCGGCGCATGGCAAAGGCTCGCTGGGCGCTGGACCGAGAACGCCGCCACCGGCTTGCCGCTTTGACAGCCGAACAATGCCCCAACCACATCGTCCGCCGAATCGTCGTCATTGACGGCGAGCAGAGCGTGAGCGAGACGGTGTTCTGGTCGTGGGACTCCGATCGGGAATGGCAGCGCAAAGAGCGCAACGCCTTGCGTCAGAACAACCCATCCCAGTTCAACGACGCCCAAGCCGTGTCTCCGCCTTCTCCGGCGCTTCCGTCAACAGTCGCGATCTTCAGTTCGTAGTAGAGATTGACCCCGCGTTCCAGCATGTCCCAATCGGTCGCGTCGGCTTCATCCGCACGCAACCCGGCGGCCTGCAACTGCGCCGGCGACAGGCTGTAGCCGCATGCGAGCGGCAGTGAGTCAATCTCCCGCCACAACACACGACAGTTGTTATCGGTCGTATTGGGGTCTTGGATGGTGGGGCTGTTGCCGATCCGCAGGTGGACGAACAAAGCTGACGCATCACGCGTGTCGTGTTCCAGTTGCAGCGACCGCAGCGTCTTTTCCCGTGGGTTGGCCCCAAACGGCACCAATCCGCGCAACAGCGACATATACCCCACCTGCACTGCAACCGCTGTCGTAATGTCCAGCGACGGATCTCCTCCGGTCAATGTCACCATCTCACGGTAGAACACGCCGCCAATCTGCTTGATGCAGTAGTCGGTGGCACTGGCCGCCAGAAACTTCGGCTCTCCCTTGCACAATCCAGGCTGATCTGAGTTCTGGCTGAACCGGCCAAAGGCGGTAAACCCGTGATCCATGTAGGAGGCTGTCTGATATGCTGACTGGACTGAGTCAGTGTTGAAGCTGAGTACGAGCGTGCGGCTGTTGATCCCCAACTCGTCGGCGGAATTGGACACGGTTGGATACGAGAACCACACCTCCTTGCTCATGCCTTCCGCGTCCGGCACGCAATCCGCCACAGGCGACTGGCAATAGAGCGCGTCAATGCGGTCGGCGCCCTCGTACATGAGTCCTGACCCGCGTTGAAGCCAGTCAGGCGAGGCGGGTGCTGTCGAATACCGGTTGATCCAGTAAATGGTGCTGCGGCCCAGCCAGAAGATTTCGCTGCCGGTGGATACAACCGCGTTGTCGAAGGCAAGGCATGCGTTGCGGTTCTTCGGGTCGGTGTACCACTTCTGGAATCCAAACGGAGACGTGTCGGTCGTGGAAGTCTGCGGGAACATCTTCCATATTGAGCGGTCGGTGAAGATCCACACAACGCCCGCCATCTGCACGGCGTTCAGTATCTCCTCGCCGTAGTCGAGGTCTTGGTAGTTGGCAACACTCTCGGCGCCGCCTTCCTCAAATGGCTCGTCATCCCAATGCTCCGCGTTGTTGAAATCGCTCCATTGGACGCGTGACGAGAACCGTTCTGTGCCGGCGCCCGGATTGTCGAGTTCCTTGTCCACCAGCAGGTTCATCAGCACGACGACGCCGGCAAACTCAATGGCCACCTTGGCTGCCCGGACCGGCTCGGTGACATTTTCAACCAGCAGGCTGGCCACACTCTCAGCCGACGCCTCGCCCAACGTGAAGATTTTCACCGGGTCCACGTTGTTGGTGAGGATAATCTTGTCCCGCAGCGAGGCAAAGCTCCACTGCCCGCCGCCCATGCCTGTCAGGAGGTCAGCCCACTCCCCGGTGGTATTGTTCAGCAGTGAGACGCTGTTGGATGTGGCGTCTAGCAACTCCCGAACGCCGTCCGGAGACGCGCTCTCATACAGCCGCGTGATGGGATAACGGGTGCCGTTGCGATGGTAGTGGTCCCAGTTGCTTGATGACGACCCGGAACTCAACCGGGCGAAGCCGGCTTGTCGGCACAGCTTGCCACTGCTGTTGATGGCCCAGTTTTGCTTGTACCGGAACGCCCCCGAGGTCAGGTCGGGCGGGCGGCTTCGGGTGTCGAGCATCTGATTGAGCGGGGTTTGGAGCACCGTTTTCCATGCAGCTTTCATGCGGCCCTTTCTTCTTCATGTCACAGGGAAACTAAGCTGGAATCGGTCCAGCAACCAACTGAAATCACGCGTGAAGATGGACCGGTTGTATGCCCGCTCCGTCTCCACCAAATGCCAGTCTTCGTACAGCGCCCGCTTGGCAGTGCCCAGCAAGCCGTCCTTGGGCAGCCGCCGTTCCAGCCGTTCGGCATGCTCTGGAGGCAGGCAGGTGTGCATGCAGAACAGCTTGTTGTACAGCGGATGCCACGGCGCTGCGGATGGCAGCCCGCGCTTGCGGAACTGATGTCCAATTCTGACGCCCTTCAGCATGCGGATTTCCCCGCCAGCCAGCCATGTCTTGAGCGACAGCATTGCTTCGTCCACGCCGTAGGAGCGCAGACACCGCAGCGGTTGCAGCCGCAGAAAGAACTCGCGTGGAAAGAAGTAGCAGGCGCCCATCATGGCGGGCAGTGCATAATCGTCGCCGGGCTGTTCTGGCTGCCACACCACCTCCAACACTTGATTCGCACCTTTGCGGTTCCGATCCGGCCCGTAGAGGTTGAAGGTGGCCCCGTGATAGAACGAAGTGGAACGCAACAGATCCATGTTGCCGCGCTCCAGCCCAACGCACTGGGCGCAGTGGGCGATGTTGGGGCGACCGGCAGTCCGTTGCTCTGCCGCGGCGTACCACCCCGGCTCGAAGCGCATGTGCGAGTCAACGAACAGCAGGTAGTCACCTGACGCGCGCAGTGCGCCAATGGTGCGGGCTGGGCCTACGCCCACCCGCCGGTTGCAACGGATCACGCGGGCGCCCATTACCTGCGGCACCGGCTGGCGCGAGGCGTCGTCCACCACCATGATCTCAACCGTATCTCCAACAGTGGCGCGGATGGACTTGATCGTCTCAACACACTCAGGCGTATCGTCGCGGGAGGGGATGATGATGGAGAGGGTCACGGCGGAATGATGGACCACTTGGCAAGCACCGCCTTTATGTACGGCACGCTTTGATGACTCGGATAGTGTCGCAAGATGGTCGGCTGGCACGAGTCGCACGGGTTGTCGAAGCTGCTGCGGACCGGGTGATAACCGTAGCAGCGGGGACATCGCAGGTATGTCTCATCGGCCTTGCGCTGCTCGGTGCATTCACGCCCCAACCGCAGGGCCAACCGCACTGACTGGCTTGTGACTTGGCCTGTTTCGAGCAAGGCGTCTCTGGCTTGGTTGGGTGTCATGGCAACACTTCTGGGAAGACGCCGGGGATAATGAACTTGCCACCAAGTTCCGTGTAGCGTGAGTTCTTCTCAATAATCTCCTTTGCGTAGTTCCATGCAAACAGCACGGCATAGTCCGGACGCTCACGCAGCAGCGCGCCCTCGTCAACGATTGGCACCGCACTTCCCGGACTGGAGCACCACTGCTTCTGTGGTGTGTTGTCGGTGATGAATGCGATCTCCTTGCGCGTGAATCCGCAGGCGTTCATCCAAACAGTGCTCTTGGCTGAAGCTCCAAGCCCGCACACGGTTTTGCCCAACCCCACAAGCTCCTGCACCTTCGAGCGCAATGCCGAAATGGCCAGCCGTGCGCCGTCGTCAAACGCGGCCAAGTCGCTTCGACTCACCTTCTCGGCGTCTATCTCCTCCAGCGTGTATGCCTCACTCCACTTGGCGCTGTCCCTCCGGCGCAGGGTCGCCGCCACGGTGCCGCCGTGAATGGTGAAGTGGTGAATCCTGTGAATGCGAAACGGAGTGTCTTCCACCGCCGCGCGCAAACCGCGCAGGGTGAGATAAGACAGGTGTTCATGGTACACGGTGTCGAACTCGCAGCGGGCCAGCATGTTCAGCGCGTAAGGCGCCTCGATGACGATACGCGTGTCGCGCTCGGCCAGCGCGTCCAGCGCCGACAGGGCGGATTCCCAGTCTTCAATGTGACAGAACACATGGCGGGCCAAGATGACATCCGGAATGGGAATGGCCTGCTTGGCAACCGACGCGGTATCCTTGTCAAACAGGCCGCAAATGCTGGTTGCATCTGGGTGGTTTCGGCGCGAAATCTCCACAAGATTCTCCGCCGGGTCAATCCCGCACGCCGCCGCTCCGTTGGACATGGCAAACCCCATGAAATCACCATCGTTGCTGCCAATCTCCACCAGAGACGTGATGGGGGCATCGTTGATGAGAGCACCCCACAGGCCCTCAAAATGGCGGCGCATGGTGGCGCTCTTGCTGGTCACATAGCTGTAGTGGTTGTAGAGGATGTCTGGCCGAACCACCACATCCAACTGCAACAGGCTGCACTTGGGGCAGTGCATCAGCCGGAGCGGAGCAAACCCCGCCCGCTCCTCACGTTCCTTTCGGAAGTCATTGGCCAATGGTTGAAGCCCTAGATCGAGCACAAGATCGAGAGCCTCAGTGCTGTGAATCGCTTTAATTCCCGGGGCGTTTGGGTCCTTGCCATAGCCGCAGGCCCGGCAGTGTGTGTGTGGTAGATACATGGTGGTTATTTGTGGAGCGCCTCTCCATGCGTGACGCAGGTAAACATGGGGTGGTTGCGTAGATTGCCAGAAACGGCCTTGAACCTCAAACCGCAGTACTTCTCAGCCATCGCGACGGCGATGGGAAGTGTGAGTTGGTCTCGGTGGGAATACGAGCAGATCAGCGACCACCAGATCGAATTGAACATTGCGACCGCCCCGGTGTGCCGGCGGAAAAGGACGGTTGCCTCCAACAGTGGGAGTGCATCCGCCTCCCTTGGGTAGTCCGACAACACGCGTTCCGCCTGCGACGCGGACTCGTATCCGAAGTTGACCACCGCCTCCACTTCCTGCCGGATGGTGCTGCGGCAGTGATGTGAGAAAATGGCCAGTTCCACCCCGTCTGTAAGTGACGAGAAAAGCTCGTCTTCAGGAGCGTTGACACAGACATTTCCGTCAATCCAAACGCTTCTGTGATGTTCCCTCCATATCTCTGGAGTCAGGTGGTTCAGCACCTTGTACCGCTTGGCCTCCATGCGCGGGGACCCAAGCCGTCCGCTTGGTTGATCGAAGACGCGAACGTCGTCCCGGCGGGCATCGTATCCGCCAAAGATGGAAGTGTAGATCATCGGCGCTTCTCTATAACCGCAAGCTCCCTCCAGAACGCCACCTTGGCAATATCTCCACAGCCACGGTGCATGTGCATGATGAGCTTGTGCAGGTACTCCATCTGGGTGAGTTCACATGGATTGCAGTAGCCCGGCTGGCCAGAGCAGGCCAAATCTTCAATGCAGTAAAGCCCACCGGAGACTACGTGCGGCCATAGCTCCTTGAACGATGTCACGATGCCGGATGCTGTGTGCCCACCGTCATCAATGATGATGTCCCATTCTCCGCCGTTGGATTTGATGAAAGAATCCCAGAAGCCCACAGATGACTGGTCGCCTTGTGTGAAGTGATAGCGGGGATGTTCGATCTGCGCGTCGAAAGGCTTGCGGTACGGCTTTCCCGGGTCTGGAACATGCGCGTACCGCGGGTCAATCTCGCCGTTCGGCTTGTTGATGTCCACCCCGTAAATATTGGCCGCGCTGAAGAACTCAAGCCACATGAGGATTGATCCGCCACCGCCAACGCCGATCTCCAAGATTTTAGCTGGGGCGTGTTGGTGGGGTTTGAACAACTCATAGTACGGCTCGGTGTAGCCATGCCCGGCCTTGTCAGTGCCGTGTTTTAAGGCTAATTCATGCAGTGCGTTCATGGGCTTTGAGGATCATCGCTCTCACTTGCTGTTTTTCGGCATACGCCCGCGCCCAGAAGTGGTGCAAAAACGGTTTGGCTTCCGGCTCGTGGGTTGATGGATTGGAGACGGCGGATTCTGGGATGCGGGAGATGCCATCCCTGACGGATCTGAAGTTCTCCTCCATGAACTTTAGCGTGGCTTGGTCGGTGCATCCATGTGCATCACTATCCTTCTGCCCCAGAAACCACCACGCATCCAACAGCCTGCGCGACCATTGGCAGTTAAGAAGACCGAACACGCCGGCGCAGAGGCCGTACGCATCTTGACTCACATCCATAGGAAGCCCTGAGAGGATGCTGGACAGGTCAAAATCATCCCGCAGCAGCGCAACGTCTGCGTCAATCCAAAACACGTAATCCGCCCCCGAACCATCCAGCCGGGCGCGGAGCAGAGGCACCTTCGCCCAACTGGCCCCGATGGGTGATGTGCCATTCTGGAAATGGAACGCGTAGCCGCGTCTGGCGGCGTACTGCCTTATAGCCGGAACGGAAACATCTCCAATCGTTCGGAAGAAGTCGTCATGCTGCATCACTATCTCAATCTTCATAGCTCGGCGCTCCGCCTTGGAGAGTGTGACCACACCAACAAGGCCCGGGCCATGTCCCTTTCGGATTGCTCCGGACGGATGCTGTGGCACATGTGGTAGTACAGCATCTCGGGAACCACTTTCATCGCCACTCCGCTGTTCACCATCTGCTTCTGAAGGTCTTGCTGGTCGAATCCCCACCCCACCAACGCCTCGTCGTACCATCCTCCCATCGCCATTGCGAGCTTGTTGGTGCAGAAGCTTGGGCCATCTTGAGCAACCTCCGCGCGCATGGGGTTTCCCGTACAGGCGGAAAGCGCATCCACGTTTTCCCTCCACGGAAGGCTGTCCATCGTCTTGGTTGATTGCTCATCAAGCAGCGTGTACCACGGCGTAGCGTAGCACATGGGATTATCCCCCGCCGCGCCAAGCATCTGTTCACAGAAATCATGGCGATACACACAGTCCGCCCGCATCATCACGAAGATTGGGTGTCTCGCGGCTCGGATGGCCCGGTTGCCAGCCCATGATAGCGTCTTGATCTGATAAGCTTCATGGCGGACGAAGTGAAACTCGGATTCAAACTTCCCGGTGTCCACATGCTGGCACACCACGTTGGTAATCTCCTCGATGCTGAATGGCGAGTTGTTGTCGAAGAAGATGAACTGACTCGGCGCAACCGTCTGGCGCGACACCGTGTAGATGCTGCGTTCCAGATGCTCCAGTTCAACCGAGCGGAACATTTTGAAAACAAGCGACCACTTCATATCACCCGGAGTCGGCGGAGGCTGAAAAGACCCGCTTCAACTCATCGGACGCATTGCGCCACATGGTTGTATGCCGGTCCTGCACCAAGCAGTTGCTCTGGTCGCCGCGCCTGAAAATGTTGGGAGGAGTGCGCCACTGATCCTTGCGGTACGCCCCATCCCAAGTGACCAACCTTACGGGATACCCGCAATCCTCGAACCATGTCGAGAAGTTCCAGCAGCCGGACTCGAACCTAAACCCGTCATCGCGGGAGTCCACGCGATACGGATACTCCGACAACACCGCCGGAGAGCACGCGAAGCAAGAGGTGCGGATGTGTGGGTTCGGCCCAGTGTTGCTCCCCAGCGGGCAGTACTCGTATGATGCCGACGCCCCAAACAAACCCTCTCCAACCTCCAGGCGCGTTGCGACAAGCCGGGCAAGCCACCCGGGCTTCCAGAAGTAGGTTCTGGAATTCATAAACACAGCGAAATCGCTGGTCAGGCGTTCCGCCATCGTTTGAAATGCGCCGATGTCCCATCCGTTTGACGCAATCTCCTCAAAGCGGCATTTGATTCCACGGAACAACGACCGTTCGCGCTCGGTCGCTACACCATTGCTGCAACAAATGACGACCTCGTGATCTGCTCCGGCTGAGTATTCCCGATACGTGTCCGCCCACATCTCCGCGCACGCCAGAAACTCGGGGGTCAGGTTGTCCATTGGAAGCTGGTAGATCACTTCGACCTTCATCGCTCAGACTCCTCAATCAGTTGCCATCCCAAGGAGTGCTTCTCAGGTGAATACGACCTGCCGTGAAACCCAAACGACAACCATTGATTTCCGAATGTCTCCGTCGAAAACTTCAGCGCCAGTTCCCGCGGGGCAAAGCGCATTCCTTTTTTCTCGAACTCAGCGCGGTGCTTGCGGCAAACCCAGTAGTCCGATGCAATGGTTTCCTCTGCCGGGTACGGGATCGTCAGCTTGGTGGCAAGCAACCGGTGGCTTTCGATGTTAAAGCCCCCATTCCCCACCACCCCATCTATCCACGGGGCACCGATGTAATCGTACTCCAAAAAGCGGTCGCTCCACAGGTGATGCTGGATTGGGAACCCATCTTCATGCACCGACATCGCGAAGTCGCCGTCAATGTGTTTGGGGAGTTCTGAGCAGCAGAAGCGATTCCAGTCTGTAATGCCGCCAAGCGCAGGTATCTGCACGACCTCGCCCTCCAGCAGATCCCGCTCCGGCTTGGTGCAGCAGAAGAACTTGATGGCGCGGTGACGCGCCGTGCGGGCACAGTAATTGAGCACGCGCACCGTATGATCTATAAGGTCAGCGTTGGGCGACCAGCAGCAGGACCATAAGACGACGCGGTCGAGATTAAGCCGAGTCTTCGGCAGTTGGGTGCGCGCTCTCAACGTCGTATTCCACTTCCACAGGTTGTCGCGGTAGAGCTTCTGATTGTGCTTCTGCGCTGGGGCTGAATCATACCTGCGCGGGTTGTTCCATTGAGTTGCATGGCGAATGTGGCCCACCCACCCGCGTTCCATTTCGCTACCCGGGAAGCAGGTTGAGAGCTTGCTCCTCGGGGCGGCCACGCCAAGCTTGTGCCGGATGAAGCACGTCAGCCAAATGTCGAACTCGCTGGCGCCGAGGATGAAATCCGGGATGTCATCCCAATGCTCTCGCAACCAAGACGCCCGGAATGCGAACAGATCCCTGCCGTTGTGGTTTTTATCTACGTTGGCCTTCCCCCATTGCGACGCAGCACCAGTCGGCGGTCTGCGGTTGAACTCGCACCTCGGGATGGACACGGCGGGATAGCGGCCAAGATGCTCACGCAGGGCGCCGGGAAGATCGGGATGGAGAACGGTGTCGTCGTTTGTCCACATCACGATCTCGTCACCTAACGCGCACGCGTCGAGCGCAGGCTTCAGAACATCCTTCAAATAGGGAAGGTCCAATGAATCCCCAATATCCTTGGCGCTGCGGAGGTACTGGGAATAGTGATGCGGCACAACCCCAAGCGTGAGGTAACACACATCCCAAGAATCCCACGCATACCGCTTGCGTTGCAATTCCACTGGGCTTCTGATGATGTGTCTCTCTACAGCGTGATGAATGACGGGGGACTGTTTTGTCCGTGCCACGCATACCTGCCGGACCTCATGGTTCATCAACTTGGAGACAAACGCCGCAGCCGATCTGGATAGTGCATCATTCCTGATTGGCCTCAACTCGACACGCCCACGCTTGATCTGTCCCCGCATGAGCCGCTGGTGCAGATCGCGCTCCGAACGGCTCCAGCCATCCATCTGCCCGGCCCTGTCGTCACCCATCCCAGAGATGTGGTACACCCCGTTTCCCCAGCAGTAAATGAAGCTGATGTCTTTGCCGCCGAGTTCAAGCCGTAGTCCGCCGGCCTTGGTGATGCGCGACACGAAGTTGCGGTCCTCACCGCAGTTCATCGAGTCATACTTGCCCGCCTTGATCCAAGCGTCCCGCGTGAACGCTACAACATTGGCCGATCCCTGAACCACCTTCTCAATCCTGCCGCCCAACGAGTAGAGTTGGCTTCCCAACCAGACCCACGGGTAGTCCGCGAAGTTGTTCCCGAAGTTGCTCAGATGATGCGGCAGGTAGTAATCGTCGTCATCCCACGTAACAATGTGCGTGCCATGACTGGCTTCGATGGCCATGTTGCGCGCCTCACCCAAAGACGGCGGACGACGGCTGCAGTTGATGATGCGGATGCGCGGGTGCGGATCGGCCAGCACCAACTGCTGCTTGGGCCATGTGTTGAACACGACCAACTCACTCGGCCCTTGGTAGTCTTGGGCAAGATAGGCCGCGATGGCTTCTTCAAGGTGTTCCGGCCTGCCCGCCGTGAGGCAGATGGCGGACAAGAACGGCAGGTTGTTCGGCGCGTCGCTCACAGTGCCAAAAGTGTCACCAATGCCCGCGTCCATGTCAATGCTGAAATTACGGAAACGATCCCAAGTCTGTGAACACCGACAGGTAGAACCAAGTCCAACCGGAGTAGAGCGGAGTGTCATCAACGACCCACAGCTTCCACGAACCACGGGCGGTTTCTCCAATCAAATCCGCAAGCGATGTGGAGAACGGCCCAGACGGGCCCGGAGATGGGAATGGGTCAATTTGCACTCCGTAAACCTTGGGTAGATAAAATGGGCCCACATCAACCACAGAGACGGCGCGAGAATGTTCAGGTATGTCCACCGTTCCCTCTGAATGTAAAACGAACAATCGCTCTACGGACGATCCGATGTCTGCTCCCTGAGAATTGCCGAACAAGTAAACGCAGGTCCCATTAGGGGACTCCAAGATCATGTGAACGTCACGAGGGTCCCCATGTGCCATGCTAATTTCCAACTGCACATTGCTGATGATTATAGCGTCCTCCGGGCAGTCTATGTACTTGACCTGCGGATACAACTGCGCTTTGGCCGGCCCAACTGCGCCGCTCGCCCTGTCTAAGATCGTGTTGAGTTGAAGATTGTTCGATCCCGCGCACACCAGCGCCGCCTCGGCGGCTGTCTTGGCCAACGCCGCGGCCTGTTCCTGCGCGTCCTGCTGGCTGATGTAGCTGGTGTAGGTCGCACTGCGCGTCACGTCCGATCCAAGGCCACTTTCACAGTGGGCTATGTATTGCGCGGTTTCCGTCCAGTAAGCCACACAATTCAACCTTGACTGTGCCAGCGCCAGCGCCGCATCGGTCGCAAGCTTGTCGGCGTGGACCTGACTGATCTCGCTGGTGGCCGAGGCTGTGGCGCATTCTTCGCCTTGCTCAAGCCCGTCCGGCTCCATTCCCTCCGGGCACTCCGCGCACGCCTCCTGCGTGCTGGTGTATGTCTTGGGCGGCGTGTAGCCTGCCTCAATGTCACTCAACGGATTTGGGTCCTGCGTCTGCACCGGCGGCGGCGAATCAAGGCACCCCTCGCCGTAGCAGAAATAGCCGTAGCCGTAGCCGTATGTGCCGTCGTCCAGCAGATGGTAGAGTGTGCCAGTGCCGCAGTCAGGCGCCACATACGTCGGATTTTCGTCGTCGAAGTCGTCACTGAATTCCGTGCTGCCGTCTGTCAGGTTCAGTAGTCGCACCTGATCCACCAGCAGCCCGATGGAGTCGTAGCCGGCTGGGGTGGCGGTCTGTTGCACGGACAAAAACACGTCGCCGGTGGATGGCGCGGTAAAGGACAGGTAGTATTCCTTGAAGTCCTGCTTGAAATCGCTGATGGCGATTTGCTGGTTCAGATGATAGATGGGCGTACCCGTGGCGTTTGTCTCCGCCGGATAGATCGAATCATCCACCGCTCCGCTCGCGATGCTTGCAAGCATCGCTGTCTTGCGGGTGGTGTCGGCGTAGGTGGTCGAGTCCGGCGCCGCTTCCGCAATCAGATAGTATCGGCTCTCCGGGCTGGCGCCGGTCGTGCGGTAGATGCGAATGAGCGTGGCATTGACGTTGGCTGCAAGCGTTACGTTTACCTGCGCGTCTTCCGTGCTCACCGTCGCCGACGCCGCCGCGCTTGCATCCGTTTCTCCATTGGCGTTGACGTAGCTGTAGAGGTAGGAGTACGTCTCCGGAGAATCCAACGGCACGGCGCCTTCGGCAGTCACCGGAACTGGAGCGGCGGGGGTGTCCAGTCCGTCGTTGTTCCGCTCGAACACCTGCACGCGCAGCGCGTTGGGCGTGGCATTGATGCGCTGATTGCCGGCGATCTTGAGGGCCAGCGCGTACTGCTTGCCAAGTGTCACAGCGATGCTCGCCTCGGTGACGATCTTGCCTGAGTATTCCGCGCGGCTGCCCGCCATGTCGAGATACAGGCCGTTCCCGGGCAGCAGATCCATCACGCCGCCGCCCACCAAGTCAACGTGCCCTTCGGTCAAACGCCAGTTGGCGAACCCGCCGTAGTTGAGCTTGCCGGCGGGCACGTATTCGTCGCCTGTGTCAGCGCAGTTGCCTCCGCACACGTACGAGCGCAGGCCGGTCAGGTAAGCCAACGTCGCGTCCGCCGTGTCGTCGTGGGCGTTGATGAAGAACCCGCCGGTGGAGAATGCCATCAGTAGGTTGTACGCCGGCCCCCACGCGCGCACCCCCACGCACAACACAATCCCGCCGGACTGCTTGAAGTCGTTCAGCAGCGCAATGGGGTTGTCATCCGATGTGTAGGACGTGTCCGTGTCCTCACCGTCGCTCAACAGCACAATCATCTTGCGGTCGGCGCTAACTCCGGCCAGGGCGGTGACGGCGGCCTCCATCGCGTCGTAGAAGCTGGTGAGTTGCTGGGTCTGGACAAGGCCATCCACCAAGGCCGATACCGCCGCGGTGTCGGCGGACGGGGCGGAGTGCGTCGTCGCAACTTCCTTGGTGAACGAAACAAGCCCCACGGTGTCCTTGGTGGAGTTGACCGACTCAATGAAATCCTTCGCCGCTGCTTTGGCATAGGCCAGCTTGGAACCGTAATCTGCGTTGAACGCCTGCCCCATTGACTTGGTGACATCCACGACCACCATGAAGGCCGTGCTGATTTCCTCGCAGCACAACTCGCCCGTGAGCGTCGTGATCTCCGCATAGGCCGTCATGCCTTGATAGCTGGCGGAGATGGTGGCCGTGCCGGCAGCCAGTCCGGTCGCGTTGCCACTGAGGGCGCCAATGACCGCCACGTTCGGATCGGAGCTTCGCCAAACGCACGACGCGGTCACGTCTGTCTCAACGCCGCCTTGAAACATTGAAGCGGAGAACTGCACCGAGCCCAGTTCGCACAGCAGCGACACGCCTGGCTTCACAAGAAGCAACGGCGCTTGCGGGCAGGTGTCCGGGTTGTTGAGCGCGAACGCCGGGTCGGAACACCGGCTGTCCGGCGGCGGCGCTACATTCAGGCAGGGGGCTTCTGTGATGCGGCCAAAGCTCATGGACAGGGTCCTCCGTAACAGATGTTCCACGCATTCTGAGTCGGACACGTCCGATTGACGAACGAGTTGGCAATTTGACTCCCCTCAATCTCACATTGGCTGTTGGCAATAAGCTGTGCCGTACTGTTCGCCTCGGCAACTGTTGATGCCACCGGCCCCCTCCCAACAGGCACCATGTAGTTGACCACGAAGCTTCTCTGCACGGGCTGCATTAACCCCCGGCACGTCATCACGAATGTCTTGCGACAGAACTTCATCGTGTCATTGCTGTAAGACCCGACAGGCTCTCCGCCACACACCAAATCTTCCGTTGCGTTGGATAACGCCTTCGCCTCCGCCTCGTTATTGAGCGCATCCTGCACAGACTGCGAGTATTCCGGGGTAGCGTTGGTGATCGTTCTCCAAATGCTCTTTGCTTCCGCCACACCATCAACATCTGGTCCCTCTTGCCCTTCTGGACAACTGGCGGTTGCTTCTTTTCTGGCGTTGTAGTAGGTGCATTCCAGTTGTGCGTATGCCAAATCGTAGGCTGCGATTTTCGCCTTATCGGTGGCGTCATCTTCAGATTTCTCAGACGAGTATCCCCCACTATTAGGACCTCCGCGCGGGATTGTAATAGACACTGTTTGCCCTTCAGGAAGCGGGTTGTCATCGAACGCCTTGCAGGACACGCTCACATCCACTTGGCGGTTCCAGTATGTATTTGTCACGCTTTCACAGACAAGCAATGCTTCAGCCTGACGCTTCGCCTCCTCGTACGCCAGTTCGTTTGCGTCCTCCTTGGACTTCGCGGAGCCAACCGTGTCCGCAGGAACGGTGTAGGTCTGGCTGGCGCCGGTCGTTCCAGAAGGACAGCGCGCTGTGTAAGGCTGGGCATCATTGTAATAGAGGGGCAGCGTGGAGTCTCCAGAAACTCCACGCGCATGGCTCGGTTCACACTCGCGGGCGCGCGTCTCCTCACGGCACTCATGCGCGAGGTCTTGCAACGCAAGGTTGAACTCGCGCTCGTACACGCGCATCTCCTCGATGTCCTTATTCTCGTCGCGGGCAATCTCCTTCTGCACCCACATCTTGACGGCTCGAATCAGGTCAGGATCGTCGTCAATCCGGTCGCCATCCGTCCACTCACGCTTGATACCATCCCAGCGCAGAATGATCGTCTCAGTGGACTGAATCCACGGCGCCACCAGCACGCGTCCGCGCTCGACAGCCCAGTAGCCGCGCGTTGCCCTGCTCGTGGCGTCGGTGGAAGTCTGTGGGTAATGGTAGCCCAGCGGTAGCGGCGCAAGTCCGGTGGGCAAGCCTTCATCGGTTGGCACAGGCGCCACGCCCTTGCCGCCAAGGCAACTGGCTGGAATGGCGAGATACAGGTCAAGCGGCAGGCAACAGCCACACCGCTGGCTGCCGGCGATATACTGCCTCAACACACACGCGTCCACCTGTTCGTACACGATCTCAGAGCACCAGTCACGCCCTGTCGCCGCCGTGGCGGTGCCTCCGGAAATCGTGAACGGTCCGAACGTAAGATTAAACAATGGATGAGTGATGGTGGTCGGTGTAATCTGTATTCGATATAGAAGATATTCGGTCGTATTCGTGAAGCTGACATCGAGGGCTTCGTCAACCGTCCAGTCTGGCGCGTCTTGTTGATCTATTTGCGTCCACGACGCCCCGTCGTTCGATGCCACAATCGTAAACGTTAATTCCTGCGCGCGGGCGGCGCGAAATACCAGCGTGAACTTCGTTGCCACGACTGCGGTGGAAAACCGGAACTCAGCGTAGGCGGGCGTTGTGAGGTTGAAAAACTCCCATGTGTTGGAGTTGACCAGCGCGTCCGTGATCTCGGTCGCTACAATACTCGCCCCACCGCTGGTTTTGGCAAACACGCCCGCGTAGTCACTGCTGGCACTATCTCCAAGCACCGCAGCCGGGCTGGCGTCAGCCTCATTCTCATTGTCAATCACGCTCAGGCGCTTGATCCGCGCCCGATAGAAGTCGAACGAGGTAAGCCCGCAGTTGTAGTGCGTGGCGCAGTGGGGCACCAGATCGGTATTGTTCTGCTGCCAACACTCGACGTACTTCTGAATCTCGATCAGCGCGTCCACGATGTACCGGTCATGGGCGGCCCGCCGGCTGCGCGGCTCGCCCGCCGACCAGACATCCTCGCGCACGCGGGTTTTGAGATCGAGAAGCGTGATGCTCATGTGGGCGCTATGCGGCCCCTTGCAGCTTCGCTATCTGCGGCACACGCAAGGTGGGCCCGCCGCCCTTGCGCGCCAGCGCTGGGGTAAGCACGGCTGCCGGCCCTGCGGCAACCGTGCCACCACCCACCACAGGACGTGAACCAACACCGCCTGTGGAAGCTGTCTCACCGCCTGCCGCAACACTTGCGCCCCGCCCGCCGCGCATCTCGGGCCTGTTTGGTTTGAGCCCGGGCCGCTGCCACACGGCGAGCGTGTTCTTGCGCTTGCTGGCGGATGGTTTCAAGGGCAGTTTTTTTTTGAGCCCTTCAAGCTGCTCTTTCGTCACGGCCACAATGCCGCCCTTGCGCGCATCTGCTGCGCGTGTCAGGGCTTCGACGATGCGTGCGTTATCCGGCGTGTCTGGTGCGATTTCCAGCACTCCGTAATTCTGGTCCAGCGGCGTGAAGGCGACGGCCTTTCCGTCCACGTAGAACGGCAGGTTGAACAGCACTTTCTTGAAGCACCGCACCTGTGGTGGTAGCGGTGGGGTGATTTCAGGCTGCTGTACTGAATCAGCCGTTGTGTTGGCAGTTTCCATTGGTTCGTTGGTTTTGTGTGGGTGGTATGGTTTAGGTTAAGGCGGCCCAGATCAAACCGGGCCGCCTCAATGATCCGTCAGTTAGATTACGTTACTGAGGGGTTGTGGGCGTGGTGGTCGTAGTCGTAGTTGGATAAGTCAGACCTTCCGTCTCCGTGATCTCTGGCACGTCGTCATTGAAGTTCTCGATGATGAGGTTTCCGGCGGGGCACTCAACTACCACTGCGTACGTCATACTGAACAACGATTGCGTTTGCGTGTGAACCTTCATCACGCACGCAAAGTCGCTGTTGATGCGGGCGAGGTCTTGAAGCCTGCCTGTCTCAGCGATCACGCGGCTGCTGCCGATGATGCCTGGATAGATGCCCGAGAAGTCGAGTACCCACAGCATGCGGGCGCTGTCCTTGATGCCCGCGAGGTTCGCCACGTCCAACTCGTCATCGAACGCGTAGTGCGTGATGACGTTCATCACGGCACCTTGCGGCGTAAAGAGCGGGTAGCTCTTGTAGTAGAACCCGAAGTTCGCCTTCTTCGCCGTGGAGAAGCCCTCCACCGGCATGTTCAACCGCAGCGTGGTCGCGTCATTGTGGTCCGCGGACTTGGACGCGTAGTACTTAATCATCGCGCGGTTGATGAGTTCCGCCGTGAACGTGTCGGTGAATACGTCAACGATGCGGTTGCGGTTGCCCTGCGATTCACGCACGCGCAGGATGTTATAGAACGCCACGAACAGCGCCGGCAGGTTGAGGGCGCCGCCTGCAAGGTCTACCACGCGCCCGCACTCGGCCAGTTGCTCCAGCACGCCCGTTGCCTCGGCACGCTTGCCGACGCAGATGCCGCCGTCCACACCCAGCCCAAGCGAGGAGCCGTCGAATGCGGTGATGTCCTCCAACGAGGTGAAGTCCGCCAACGTCTGGTTGGCGCTGATCGGTTTGGCGAAGAAGAAGTGATTCACCCAATGCTTCTGCTGCGTGGCCATGAGTTGCTGGTTGCGCTTCGTCTCAGGCAGGTCGAAGAACTTCCGGTAGAGCGCGTTGGTCTTGAGCATCAACTCGCGGTACTGCTGGTACGCGCTGCTGTTGCAGTAGCTCCAGCGCATGGTCTGCATCCAAAACGGCACCAGCTTGTTGTTCAGGTAAGCCGGCTGCTCGTCGCAGTTCTTCTCGAAGTCGCTCACATTGTTCGGGCCGACACGGAGGTAGCCCTGCACCCCGTTCTGACACGGTTCGTCGTCCGTCTTGCACGCGTCGAGGTTGGTCGCCGCGTTCATGGCGTCAATCACGAGCGTCAGCGTGTCGTCGCCATTGTCGGTGCAAGACACCACCTCGAACATGCTCTCAGTGCGGACACCGCCCTCGCCCGTGCTGAAGACGTGGACGCGCCGGCCCGCCGGGAAAGTGCGCGTGTCCGCCGGGATGTTGGTCGGCGATGTGACCTGCAAGCTCCAGTAGTTGCCGGACGCTTCGCCTGCCGACACAAGCCAGAACTCGTTGTTGATCGGCGAGTACTGGTCCGCCTTGATGAAGGGCGCAATCTGCAACACGTCCGCGTTGACGCCCTGCGGCACAACCTTGTGGCTCATGTTGACCTTGTTGGCCATCAGGAACTCGTAGAGCCCGTTCTGATTGGCCTCGCACTGCTTGATCTCGAAGTCCGACATGAGCAGCGCGTCAAGCACGCGCATGTCCCCCGAGCTTTGGTAAACAGTACTCAGGTCATCGGTCGTGAGCGGAATGGCGTCGCACAGCGCGACAGAGCCGCACTGCTTGATGTTCGTGGAAATCGCGGGCGCGCATTTCGCGAAGGCATTGGCATTAAGAGTCATACGTTTTCAGCGTTCGCGGGCTCCGCACCGTGCGTCGCCCGATTACGCTGTCAACGTCCCTTGATCGCCCGGGCTGCGAAAGCTTCAAGCGCGTTGGAGGGCTTGCTCGACTCCGTTGCCAGTATCGGAGCCATCCGTGGCACTATTGGCGCCGAGGGTGACTCGGGTTTCTCGTCGTCGGGCTGGTTCAGTCGCGCTTCCCGGTCCCTCATGGCTTTCAACATGGGGTGATGATCTGGCGGAGGCGCGGTTTCCTCGCGCAGCAGCCCGCGCCGCTTGGCCATGCGCTCGAATTTTTCCTTTTCGTACTTCAGGGCTTCGGAGGCTTTGTTCTTGTAGTGCTTCTCGACAAGAAACTGGACATCGTCTGGCGAGAACTTCCACACCCTCTTTCTCTCCTCTGCCCCAAGCGATCTATACTCGTCTTGAGTCACAAACCTCCTGCCATTTTCGTCCAGCCTATCCTCGGGAGGTCTTGCAAGCATCATGTCTTCAAACGCATAGGCGTACTCCGACGCCAACCGATGGCCGTACTGATTTCCCGACGGGACCTCGATTTTCGAGCAGTACAACACCTCGGTTATTGCCTCAAGTTCACCAGCAAATCTGCCCAGAAGCGCGAACGTGTCTTCGTCGGCTTTTCTGAGTGAGTCAATGGCTTTGAGGTTTAATTCTCCGTCGTCCCCAATCACACTCTTGTACTCGTCGCCAAAAACTTCCCAGAACTTACGAGCCACACCGTTGACGTGATTTTTGATGTCATTCTTGGCGGCCTCGTATTTCCCCCTGTTCTTCAATTCGGAGAGTTCCCGCTTCAGCGTGTCAACGTCCGGATTCGGCTCTTTGTCCTTCTTCTTCGACTCGCGCTCGTCAATGAGCAGGTCGGCTTGGGCCTCGACGTAATCGTCGTCATCGTAGGCAACTTCCTTCTCCAACGATTCCTTGAACTCAGCGTGCTCCTCGTCGTCTTCGTCGAACTTCTCGCCAGGGTGCTTTGCTTCCCAGTCGTCTGCGTACTGCCGCAACCGTTTCAGGTTGGCTTGGGTTTTGTCCGCAAGCTCCTTGTACCGCTCCGGGTGAAGTTTCTCCATCCGCCGCAACACCCGCGTCCGGCGGTCCTCTTTGACCTCTGGCTGCGGCTTGGGCTCCTCCTTTGGCGGCTCCGGCTTCGTAGCCTTGGCGATGGATTCGCCGATCACACGGCCCAGCTTTTCTTCGTCGAACCCGCTGCGCGCGTCTTCGGCAGGAATGGCTTTCACCTTGGGCGCCTTCGGCTTTGTCTTGGGCGGCTTCTCAGGCTTGACCTCTCCCAGATACCGTGATGCAAAGGCAATAGCCGGCGCGAGATCGGGCGCCTTTTCTTGGGGAGGAGTTGCGTTGGTTGGTTCTTCGGTGGGCAGTGGCATGGTTCAGCGCTTGAGTTTGAGGGTGATAGGTTTCAGTTCTCGTTCAGCAAAACGGTCCAGCAACGCAAGACAGCGGCCCAAGTCGCATGCCCGGCGCATTGCCTCGGTGGACATCAGTTCGCTGTTGGGGGTGTCTTGAGAGGCGTGGGCTTGGGTCAGCGCCTCCTGTTCGGCCAGCCGACAGTGTGCGGCCAGTGCGGTGCGCAGGACGCGGGCCTCCGGTTTCGCCAACCATTCGTAGAACGCTTTCTCCAATTCCATCGAAACCGGCTCGGCCTCCAGTTGAAACATCTCTGCGCTCTCTTTGCCCATGTCTGTGGGCAACTAGACCACACCTGCTTGGGGTTGGCAAGCGTTTGTCACACTACCGGCAGTGCCGCCTGTGGCACCAAACCGACTGGAATTTGCGGCATTGGCGCCGGCTCAGGTGGCGGTTGCGTGGCCGCGGCAACCACCGCCTCAAGTTTGGACACCATCTCGGCCACCTTGCTTATCTCCTCTTGGTTGCGCTTGGTGGCATCGGCGAGCGGCTTGGCAACGTCGTTGACGATGGACTGCTGCAACTGCTGTAGAATGGGCGCGATCTGTTGCAGGATGGCATCCGGCGCTTGGCCCGGCTGTGCTGATGTGATGTCGAAATCTGCCGGAGCGCCGGCAAGTTTTGCCCCCTTCTCCAACAGCTTGACGACACGTTCAGTGCCCACCTGTTGCAGCACCTCTGGCCGGGCTGCGATGACGCTGATAGTTTGGAAGATGATGTTCGCAATGGCTGGGTCTGCGGACTCGACCGGGCCCACGTTGCTGCGTGCGAACTCCTCAAGGCGGATGCCCGCCTTGCTGCCAGCGACTATCGCCTTCCGGTTGCGCCGGCCCACGGATTTGACAGTGAAGCCCAGCTTCTTCACATGCTCCTCCCAGTTGGGGATTTCCGTGGACACCTGCGCGACCACGTCGTTGTTCATGTACGACGTGGAGCCATCCACAAGCTGCCGCTTCCATGCGTCAATGCCCTCGTCAATCCCGCTGGCAGTGTAGGCCCGACGCTGGTTGCTACTGGCGGCGGTCATGCCGATCTCGCGGGCGCTCTGATAGTGGCTCGCGGCGGCGCCCACTTCTTGGGCGGTGAACTGAAGCACGCGCTCCATGATGTTCAGTGCCGTGGACAGCATGGATTGCAACTCAACGATGGATCGGTTTCCCAAGTCAATTCGGTGAAACGCGGCCCGTTGATCCAACCCAGTGCGCGTCAACTTGACGGAATCGAACGGAATGAAGTTGAGGGTCCGATACTTCTGCTCGCCCAAGTTGCGCAGGTTCTCCACGTCCGTCTTGTTGACGAGGTTTGTGTCGTAGTAGATGACGTTGGCGAGGTTCTGTTTCGCTGTCAGGATCATCTGCGAAAGGATGTTGCCTAGGTGGTCCTGCCACGGAATTGTCTCAAGGGACAGGCTGGACGGCTGCCCGGCGGCGCTGTCCCAGTCGTAGCCCATGAACCACACCGGAGCGTAAGCACACGGGGCGGCCCAGATAACGGTGTCGTCGTTGGCGATGTCGAACCGGTGCCAGACAGGATACTTGTAGTCCCCCAGCCCCCAGTCCTTCGGCACCAGTTTCCAGAACATCGTCGTGATAAAGACGGCGTCGTCGCGGTTGGTGCTGGAGTAGTAGGCGGCTTTCTCCTCTCGGCGCAGACCCCCAGGCGCAACCACCGGTAGCTTCAGGTTGCACGGATATACCTCGCGGAAGTAGTTGGCCGACACGTCCGGGCTTAGCCAGTCACGGCTGCTGTGCGGGATGGACTTGCGGTTCCAGTACATCCGATTGTCCATGATGTCGCCGTAGCGCATCACGGCCCAATGGAACGCGTACTCGCAACCCGTGTCGGTGTTGAGCGTAGGGGCTGGATGATACAAGTCCCACCGCATGCGCGTCGGGTGGGGCATAATGTACCGCAACCCCTCCTTCTGCACCACCGTCTCTCCGTCAATCACCTGCTTCTCGCAGTGCCATTCCTCCATCGGGAATGCGAGACACACTCCATACTTGAGCGTCTGCTGGATGGCCTGTTTCAGATACACTGGATAGCCGTACCAGTTGGAGATCGTGTCAAGAATGTCGGTCCAGATGTCGCACAAGACGCGGTTCTCGTCTGTCTGCTTCAGCGGCGTCAGCGGAAACAGCGGCGACCGGTCGCGTTCGTTGTAGATCGTGGCAGTGCGGGCCGTGTGATACGCGCGCACCACAGGAATCATTATCTGGTAAAACACCGGCGGGTTAAGCACCAGCTTGACGCCGCCCGGCACGTCCACCCGCAGAAACAGGTCGTTCTCCGACAACCCCCAGTTCTTCAACTCCTGCTCCATCTGCGCCGCGGTCAAATTGCGCGACAGGAGCGACTGAACCAGCGTTGGCGTCGTCTGGGCAAATGGCGTGTCGTGCGCTTGGTCAATGGCCCAGTAGGTCCGGTACTCCTTCAGATTCATCTCCCGACCGTCACGGATGCGGTCGGCGAGTGTGTCCACCAGTTTGCGAATAAGCGGGTATTTGTCCGGATCGGCGAACAGGCGCTTGTACTCTCCGGACGAGATCCCCTTGGACTTCAGGAACCGGATGTCAACGGCCACTTAAACCTCCTGAGCCATCTTGCGAACAGCCGGATTCCGGTAGGCCGGGCCTTTCATTTCGGGCTCAGCTTCACCTTTATCATCCGCGCCTTCGCCGCCAGTTGGGCTGGCTATAGACACCTCGAATTCACCCGGGCTGATCTGGGTGAGTTGCACGTCGCCCAGATCAGAAAGGCTGTAGGTGGTGCCGTCCTTCCATTTTGAAATCTGCGGGAAGTCCTCCAAACTGAGGGAGAGCCGATTGTCTGCGGCTCCGGGTTCTTGACCCATTCCGGACGCCTCTGATGCCAACACGCCGTTTTTCATAGTTCTTCTGGCGCAAGTGGTCCCTGCGCTATATGCTGTGGTCACAATACGTTCACACCACAACGGATTGCAACCGAAAACATGACAAGTGAACCAGAGCCACAGGCGGCGCAAGATCCTCCTCTCAGAATCTCCCCCAAACAACACGAGGCTCTTGAACTGTGCCGGAAGAAGAAGTTTGTGCTGCTCAGTGGGCCGCGTCTGAGCACAAAAACATGCGGAGCACTTGTTTGCTTGTGCGACCATGCGTGGAACACCGACAGGGCCAACATTGTCATCGTGGCGGTCAGCCAGAGCGCCGGCATGGAAAGCGGCGTGTGGGAAGACCTCGTCAATACCGTCATTCCACAGTACATGGCCGCCCAGCGAGAGGGAATGGGCGAGCAGTGCATGGAGTGGGCCAGACGCCCGCGCATCGCGTCGGTGAGCAAGAAGCCCTACTGCGCTGTCACGAACAGGTTTGGCACGCACAGCCGCATATCCCTTGAGTCCCTCAAGATCGAGGCTGAGGTGGAACAGCGGTTTAAGGCGAAGCGATACTCCATGATGTACGTCCCGGAGTTGTCGAACTTCAGGAACCGCAAGACCTTTGACATTTGGTCCGAGTCCCTGCGCATGCTGCACCTGCGGGACGATCAACACCTGTTCTTGGCCGACACCAATCCATCGGATGAAGGCGAGGACTCGTGGATTTACCATGTCTGGTATTTGATGCGCCAGATGGAGTACCATGAGTATGTCAAACACAGCACCGACCGCGGCCTGCCGACGCTGCCGGAACGCACGTTTCTGTCGCTGCGCAACGCGTTGGGACTTCTTGAGTTCACCATTGAGGACAACATCTTCGCGACGCAGGAACGCATTGATGAGCTTGTGGCGCGGTATGCCCACGACATTGACCTATACAACCGGTACATCCGCGGGATGTGGGTCAAGGCGACGGAAGGCGCGCTGTTCGCCAACGTGTTCCGCGAGGGTGTCCACGTGCTGGGCGAGGTTGAGACGCCGGGTAATCCCGATCCGCTCATTCTCGTGCCAGAGGCGTCCACGATTGAACTGATAGCCGGCTGGGACCCGGGCAACAGCGCCAACAGCGGCGCGTGCATTCTTGAGAAAATCCAGATCACCAATGAACAAGGCCGGGCCGTGGTGGGCTTCAAGTTTCTGGACGAGTTGGTCGTGGTGGGGGTGGAGCACACGATTGAGGAGTTCACCGAGCGGTTCATGGAGCGCATGCGTTGGTGGGAGGAACGCATGGGTCGCAAATACCTGTGGCGACACTGGAGCGACCGCAGCGTGTTCGACATGAAGGAGCCACGCGGCAACCGCTACTACTACCAGTTGATCCACACCGCCAGCGGAGGGGAAATTACCCTTACCGCTGCCGACCGTGGGCCAGGGTCGGTGCGCCAGCGGGTGGACCTGTGGAAACGGCTGTTGTTCGAGAACAGGCTTTACTTCTCCGCCGACCGATGCCCGCAGATGATCGTGATGAACAAAACGATCAAGCGGGGCGTTGGTGAATTCGCCACGATCCAAAAGCAAAGCTCACACAAGCATGTCTTTGACTGCGCATCCTATCCGGTCGCCTCTGAGTGCTACGATGAAATCGAACAGGCTGCCATCACCATCCTCCGTCAGAACCGCCGCGATGCCGCTCCAGACGGTTTGGTTTCGGTTCCGGCGTAAGACGCTGCCACGACGGCTGAAGCTCTCCGCCGCGCTGGTGGTGGCTGCCGCGGCCAGCCTGTCCACGCCCCGGGCGTCATTCTGGAGGGTGGTGGACGCGCTATCGCTCTGGCGGGAGTACTCCGGACCGGCTGACCGCTCTCCACATTGGGTGTACTTCCGGCGGATGCGTGCATGCCGCAAGTGCCCGCTCTACTATGCGCCGCTCGGGACCTGTGGCAGCCCCCTTGTGCGTGCGTTGCGCAATCTGGGCTGCTACTGTAGCATGACCTTCAAGGCGAGCATCATTTATGCAGACTGCTGGTATCGAGAACACACCGACCAACGCGACTACGGATGGCCCGACTCCGCCCGACGCTTCAGCGATTGAGTTGGTCAACGACAAGATCGAGGAACTGGAGATTCAGGAGCAGTCCGAGCGCCTGAAGAAGCTCTCACTGATGCCCGAGGTCCGCGAGAAGTTGTGCGAGACGCGGCGGCAGATCAATGGCAGGAAGGCGCGGCTCATGGACCGCCTCACGGTCAGCGGGACGACGCTGATCTACCTGCTCAACTCAATCCACGATCTGGAGATGGTGCAGCGGGCTATGGGCAAGCTGGCGCGGGACAAGACGCAGGACGCGGAACTGCGCATCAAAGCCGCCGGGGTCGCCGGACAACTGGCCGCCGGGCTGTCGCGGCTTGGGGAGTGCGTGACCGTCGTGTCAGACAAGGAAAGCGGAGAGGTGAACCGGCGCAAGAAGGCGCAGGTGGTCAACCAGCAGTTCAACCAGCAGTTCAACCAGCAGTTTTACCCTCCGGTGGCCACCCCGCCTGCACGCGCCATAGTTGGCCCAGACCGACCTTGATTCTGGCGGTCAGATAAGCCGACGACTTCCAATGGAATCGTTGGCAGTTCGCAACGATAATGTCGCATGGCGAAAGACGTGTTTGAAAGCTACATCTGCGGAGTGGGCTTGACCGCTGTGGACCCGCTGCCGAGCAACCCAAGCACCGGCGGCGGCTCTGGCCTTTATGGAATCGGGTCGCCAGAGGGCGCTGAAGTCGCCGAGCCGGGGACAACCTACGCAGATGTCGGCGCCGACCCTGTCGAGCTTTGGATCAAGACTGCCGGCTCTGGAAATGTGGGCTGGGTTCCGCTTATCCAGTAATGAACATGAAACTCAACTTTATTCCACTGGTTTCCGGCATGGTGGCCTGCGCAACCGTGCTCACGGCTCAACCTATCACCAGAAATATCATCACCACCAACGCGAATCCGTCGTTCGTTGCGGGCGTGGCTGCCGGTGGCGGCACTGTAACTGAAACCAACACCACAACCCGAAGGGTTGCCATTCACATCAACACCAACGTCGTGAACGCGCTCGCGGCGGCGGAGGCGGCGAAGACCACGAACGGGCTGGGCTCGGCGGCCTGGGAGGCAGTGGAAGACTTCGATGCGTCAGGGGCGGCGCAGAA